CAGCCGCTTGAAGGCCGGGCCGCAGATCAGGTTGTAGTGTTCCTCGTGATCCATTGCTTCCTCTCTATCAATGCCATGATGTCACTTCCTATGGTTCCTCGTATAGTTTGACCGTGTTGGCCGCGTGAAAGTACCAGAGGCTCCGTTTGCCGGCAGTCGCGACGGCCCCGCCGGAGGCCCCGACGCGGAACGTAATATTGTGCGCCGCCCCGTTATTGACCACGAACGTCTTGCCTGGGAACGCGCGGATGAATTGCGCGATCGCCGCCCCGCCGGTGTTTGCGACGTAGATGTACGTCCCCGCCGATTCCTGCGCTGTCATCGACCACGTCGCAGAGCCGCCCCCGTAGTCGTGGGTGACTGCCGAGTAGGTGTCGCCCACGTCACGCCAGGCCGCCCCATCCCAGTGCCGGAATCCTCGATTCCCGTGCGTGGTGTTCGTCCCATCGTCCAGGTAAATGTAGTTCGCATAGCCCGGCGGCTCCGTTGCCGATGGCGCAGAGAGAAACATATATTCGCCTCTGAGCTCAAGGCTCCGGCGCGTGCTCCATCGCTCATTGACGCTGCCGGCTTGCCCGGTGATGAAGCACTCATAGACGGATAGGCCGCGATCGTACTGCGGACCGGCACGCATCGTCAGATAGTTCCCGCCACCGGTGATCCGAGCATTCTCGAATGTCACCGACGCACCCGAGTCGGTGTAGACCAGCGCCGTCGTCATGCCCGCCGTCTGCGCGAACGTCGTACCGCTGAATTTCAGCATTGCACGATGCCCGACGCCGCCCACATCCTCCCGCACGTCGAATACCACATCCTCGCCCCCCGTCGCCACCGTGTCCGTGTCAATCGCCTCGATACAGCCGCCGAGGAATGACGTGGACATCATGCCCCGGCTGTAAAGCACTGGGACTTTCGTCTGCTCGAATGTGCAGTTGACGAACGTCAGCGACTTGCCCACGCCCGCCTCTATCACGCCGTTGCAGTCGATCTGCTTGGCGAAGTAGCTGTGCGTAAACAGATGGCCGAAACCATACGCGGCGTTGATCCCGCGAAGGTAGACCGCCTGACAGATCGGACCCGGCGTACCATGAAATCCAAAACGAGTTTCGTCCACATGCAGATACGCGAAGAGGCCGTCGAGACCACACTGCAATTCCGCGTCGAATCGGCATTTGGCGATGCGCAGCTCGGACGTGTACTCTGAGCAATCGCGGTAGCCGAGAATCCCCACACAGCCGTTGACACTCGCTGTAAAGATGATTCCGGAGACATCCACGTACTCAGCGCCGGCAGGGACCGCACTCAGATCAATGATCGGCGTGTCCACCGTCGCCATCGTGAGCGTCGTGGCGTACGGAACCCCGCGAATGACCAAATGATTGTGCCCCACGAGAGGCGCGCTGAGCTTATACGTGCCCGCCGGCAGGACTACCGCCTGACCACTCGTCTGCGCGGCCGTCAGCGCCGCCTGAATCGCTGCCGTATCGTCTGTGGCTCCGTCGCCTGTGGCGTTATAGGGCGCTTCGGTTACGTCGATCCAGTGACGCTTCGCAACATCAAGGGTCGAACGCACTTCCGCCTCGTTGCCATCATCCAGGACCGTCTGCATGTAGGTGCTGACATTGGCATCGCCGACTTCCATCGGCTGTGCCGTCGTGAAGTCCCCGTCCGCCCGCCGATAGACGTAGCCCGCCGTGCCGGCCGGACCGAGTTTCGTCGTCGCCCCCGCTTCGCTGACCTGAATATGAATGCAACGATTGAACATCTCGTACAGGTCCTGGGCCATGTAGGTCAGTTTGTCGATGGCCTCTTCCACGTCCTCGTCGTCGATGTCGAGCGTCGCGCTCTTCGTGGTGTTCCTGCGCAGCCAGATCGTGTAGTCGCTGCTGTAGGTCTCGACCGTCGTCACCGTCCCACCCTGCGTCAGATCCAGCGGATGGTTCGCGTTGGCGCTGGTGATCGCGTAGTGAGTGGTCTTGGTCAGGACGGTCTCCGCGCCGTCGGAATCAACCAGAATCACTTCGAGATCATCATCGTCGTCCAGTCCGAAGCTGAATGTGAACGTGGTGAGACTTCCATTACATGCGTAAGGCCCAGTTGTGTTGGCTACATCAGGAACAGTCCCATTGCAAAGCCGACACAGCATCAGTGTAAATATGAATAATAGCGTCTTTTTCATTGCATTTCTCTCGCCAAGAAGTGAATATAAAACGAGCCGCAAGCGGCATTGCAGGCCACGTGCGGCTCTGGGCACAGATTTCTGGAAAGGAGATATCCATGCCTAAGAACACAGTACGCGGACCATACGTCAGACACAAGCCACTTCTTGATCTTACCGGTAGGGTTTTTGGTGCTTTCCTCGTTTTGTCTGAAGCAGAACGGAGAGAATATGCATCCGGTGCTCGCATACGCTTTTGGCGTTGCAGGTGTATCCATTGCGGCAGCATTACGGAAAGACCACATTCCGATCTCGTGGGTCTCCGAAATAGGAGTTGCGGCTGCATTCGCTACGTGCTCTCGGGCAAGCATCAGATGTCCCATTCTCCTGAATATCGAACGTGGATCAATATGATCCGACGATGCAAACCGAATAGGATATGCAGGGAGACGAAGTACCATAGTCAACGAGGAATTCGCGTCTGTAAAAGCTGGCTTAACTGCTTCGATAAGTTCCTCCAAGATATGGGTCCAAAACCATCGCCATTGCACAGTCTCGACAGGATCAACAACAACGGGGCCTATTCCCCAAGCAATTGTCGTTGGGCGCTCCCGAGAACACAGGCGAACAACACTCGCGGGAATCATTTGGTCACATATCATGGGAAGACCATGAGCATTTCCAATTGGGCTGTCGCTATCGGACTCAAACCAAACACCCTGAGAAATCGCATACACCGGGGATGGATAATCAGCCGAGCATTGACCGAGCCCGTTAGACTCTGACTGTGCCGTAGTCGCCTTGGCGCACTGCATGATGCCGCAGCCGCCGAGACAGCCGAGCAGGACGATGATGGCTGGAATGAGGATGTCGCGTCTCATTTTGCACCCTTCTGCTTCAACTGGCCGAGTTTCATCATGAACCTTTCTGTCGCGATTCGTGGATTGGCGAGCTTCATCAAGGTCGCATCCATTTCCTTTCGCCGTTCTGCGTCTGCCTGTTCGTAGCGAGCCCAATACATGGTTGCCCCCGCTTCCGGCGATACCTCCGTAAGATCGACCCACCATGCGCGGCTCGGCAGATTGCCGTAGGTGACGTGTCGTTGAAGTCGCTGCAAAAGCCGTTCGCGTTCTTCCGGCGGTTGCTGCATGACGTATCGCATCGCATCGGCGCGCGTCCCCTTGCCGTTCACTACGTCGTCTGCGAGCGCATCGAGTTGTCGCGAGCGAATGTACTTCTGCGTGTTGAATTCGATGGCGATGTCGCGGTTCTCTTTCATCGCCTGGAAGTCCGGATTGCCGAAGCCGACTCCTCTTCGCACAAACGGAATTTGGCGCAGAATCTCTTTCATCGTCTCCTGCCGCTCTTGTTCGGGCAGCTTCCCTACGATCTGACCAAGACCGTAGCCGACAAGTTGCGTGTAGATGTTGTTCTTCGTGGCGAACTGCTCGACGACGCGCTGCATACGTTCAGGGGACAGATTGAGAGCCCGGCCTGCCTGAACAGCCAGCGGATTCGTCTGTGGCGTCCATTCCTCGCCGGGCTTGACTTCCGGACCCTTCCAAACGGGTTCTCCATACCAGAGATCGAAGTTGAGGAAGTAGGCCACAGAGGCATCGAGAGTGGGAGGAACGTTTGCGCTGGGAACAATGGCCGCGAATTCCTGGGCGGACTTACTGAGGGCGTCATAGTTCACTGGATCGCCGACGGCCTTGGCTGCCAGCGCCTCGAATATCGAATAGACAACCTTCTGGGTTTGATCCTTGGCGATCTTGAAGTAGATTGGCACTTCCTGGCCCGTCTCATCGGTGTAGGTCAAGGGCGTGGTCAGGATGAAGTAGTTGGCCCGGTCGTAGTCCGAGACCGCATCCCAGCACTTCGGATTGCACCGGCTGTTGGCGTAATAGAGGCCCATCGCCAGTCCGCCCAACTGGGCGATCTTGTAGGTCGTCGCCAGCGGCGCGTCTTTGGCCGCCCCGACGATTCCTCTTGTGCCTTGAATGCTGGCGCTCAGGTAGGGAATGCCCGAATCCACTGCTTTGGCGAAGCTGCCCCCCTGACTGAAGTCCAAGTAGTTCCTGGCGACGAACGTGGCCTCGTGGGCCGGCTTGCCGTTGCGGATGGCGCGCTCGCGCAAGGCCAATCGCGTCCAAAGCTCAGACGTCTCGCCGGCGTATCCGAGGTAGTTCTGGATCGTCTCGAAGATTCCGCCGGGCTTGCTGCCCTGCTTGATGCGACCCTGATGCGTCAGGAAGCTCATCCCCCCGCCTTCCATGATGTAGTCGGCGTACCGTCCCGTTCGCGTGAAAGCATCCTTGGCCACGGCGACGTAGTCGCGAATCATCTGACCGGCAGCAAGGGGAGCGTGGGAAGACCATTCCTGGGTTGTCATCCAGGAGTGCAGGATGTCGCGCGGCAGGTTGGTGACCGCAAATTCCGGGTTGTAGCCCGTCGCCATCGGGCGCAGGATGTTCGCTCCACTGAGCCATCCCACTATCTGCGTCCATTGGCTGTTGACCATTGGATCGCTCAGCACCCACTCTTTCGCCATATCGGCGGGCATGAGCATTGCTTGTGGCTGACCGTCGACCACGGCATAGAGTGCCTCAAATCCGGGCGGGGTCTTTGTTCTCGGCCTACCGATCCCCGTGGCGGCCTTGAGTGCATCATCTCCCAACTGCCTGCGGTACTTGACGAGAATCCCGAACGCCTCTTTTGTTTCTTCCGGCGTCAAGCTCTGTTTCTGGGCAAGTTCATTGCCTCGCTTCGTGTCCTGCCGGTTGAAGCCGACTCCGTCTCGTTGGATGGCCCCATCGTCGATGGCGGCGAGTTTTTGCAGCGCCTTGAGTGCGTTGGCCTTGTTCTCTTCGGTCGCCTGTTTGGCGGCGCGGTCGATTCGCGCTTGTTTCGGCAGGCGATGCCAGACTTGGACGATGCCGTTCTCGGGCTGATCCTTGGCGAGACTGTAGAGGGCCTGATTGGCCCGGTTGCGCATGATCCGGGCCTGCGTTCGCGCGATGACTTCTTGCATCAAGAGCATCGAATTCGTTTCGACAGCACTGCTGCTGCCCGACTTGAGGCTGTCGATTCCGCTGTCTCGCACGGTGATCTTGCGGCCGCCCATTCCATACGTGTGTTCGGGGTCGATGTAGTCAATCACACTGCGGCGGGCATAGTCGCCCTTGGCAACGAGGCCGTCGTAGGACTCCTGCGAGATGAGACCTTCGGACTTCAACTGATCGAGCTGCTCCCGCATGATCTGAAAATACCGATCCGCCTTGGCGTTCAGACGGGCTGCTCGTTCGGCGGGCAGGGATTTCAAGAAGTTGTCGTGCTGGTCGGCCTTCAATCCCTCGGTGAACTTGAAATCCTTCCTGTAGCTCGCAATCGCCAGTGTGCGCCGGGAGCTGATGATCCGGTCGAGAAGGATGTGATCGGCCTTGCTCAAGTCACCGTAGATTTCCTCCGCCGCCTTGCGCCAGAGGTAGTCGGCCTTCTCATTGGCTCCGCGAGACAGCGTGTGACGGATGACCGCTTCCTTGCCGTCCGCGCCGCCTTTCTTCAGAAGCTCCCGCTTGACGTTGGCCGATGAATCCCACCCCAGTCTCGCCAGTTCCCGATAGGCTGCCTTGAGATTGCCCTTGTGCAAGGCCGCCAGCAGAGCATCGCTGCGGTTGTACATCTGCTCGACCTTCATGGCGTCGGACAGCGCCCGCGTCTGCGATGTGAGGACGGATGTCTTGGTCGGAATCATGGCGCCGCCGGCGGGCAGGCCCTTGGCCCCCTGGATAATCGAATTCGCCATGGCGACCTGTTGGGGCGTCAGTGCCCGATAGGCGGCCTTGAATCCCTCGACCCCGCCAAACTGGCGTTGTACGTCGTTCCAGTTGAGCCCTTCGAGCTTCCTGGCGTCCATGCCCGGAATGAGGCCCTGCTTGCCCAGGGCCACGATGATCTGTTCGGCCTCGTTCGGATTGGCTCGCATCATCTCTTCGACCATCGCATTGCGACTGCGCAATCCGAGTTCCCGCTTCATGCTCGGCGTCTTCGACAGGAAGTACAGGTCAAGGAGATAGCCGAACGACCGCTCGGCCAGTTCACCCTTGTCGATTGTCCCATCGCTGATCCCGGCGACTACGTCATCTATCGTGAACCATTCCCTGGTCCCGGCCCGCATCTTGTCGGCAATCGCCATTCCGACGGCAAGGCGAAGCGTCTTGCTCTCGATGGCCCCTGCAACGGGGAATAGCGTTCCGGCGAGCGTGGACGTTGCCGTATTGCCAAGTAGTCTCGCTGTCGCTTCCGTCAGGCTATCACTTTGCTCGAACGCTGGAACCGCGTCGGCGAGCAGGGTTGCCGTACCGAGCCTGGCGCCGCCCTGCGCCAGAATCTCGGCCACGCCTCTAAGTCCCACGGCCGTAGGTGCTGCCGCACTACCCCAGATCGCCGCCGCCGCCCGGTAGGGACCGAGCATGAAGCCGGCCAGATTCGCTCCCTGTGCCGCTATCGTTCCCACGGTCGTCTCAGGGGTCGGCAAGTCCTCTCCGGCCAAGGTCTTCATGGCAAGCGGGCCAAGTCCGAAGGTCATGGCGCCGAATGCTTTGGCCACGACAGAAGCCACCTCGTTGACGAGCTGGGTTCGCTTGTCTGCGTAGTACGTTTCTACCTTCGCCTTTTCCGCTTCGTCTTTGACGCGGTCCATCGTGGATCGGTATTCCTTGTCTTTGATGCCCCCGCTCAGGTAGTCCATGATCTTGTGTGGCAGCAGCACCCGCCCGATGTATTCGCTGGCCGAACGGAACATGCCCATTTCCGTTCGATCCTGATAGAGGGCATCCTCAATCGCTTCGTCGGAGATTCCAGCCTCCAGGGCCTCTCGCACCTTTTGCCGGATGGCCCACTGGATCATCTCGTCGGAGACGCCCTTGTCTCGGGCTTGTCGAATCAGGGGCTCCATGCCGGGAAAGAGCACTTCCAAACCTTGCCGCAATCGCAGTTCGCCATTTTCATCGACATCGACGTAGGGCTCGCGATGGATATTCCGACGGTGCTCTAACAGCCATTGGTCGGCCGGGTTCACCTGGGTGATCCCCATCTTCTCCAGGATGGACGGCGGCTGCACGACAAACGGTCGCGGCTCTACCCTGATATCAGTTGGATCGGCTATGGCGGTTGGCATCAACGGATTCCGAATATCTCACGAACCTTCTGTTCTTCTGTCTTCTGTGGAGTCGGAGTCGGCGCGTTCGGCGCGGGATTCGATGGGCGACCTCCGCCGCTCAAAGCGCGAATCTGTTCCTCGCTCTGCCTTATTTCCTCGGGCGACATCGACATGACCTCTTGCCAGTATTGCGTCAAATAGGGCAAGCTGATTTCGTAACCAGCCTTGCGGATGGCGTCGCCTTGAAGCTGTTCGCGCTGGATGCGTTTGATGAGATCGTTCTTGGCCTGGTCGTACCAGCGAGTCGCCTTCGGGTTGATCCACCCGATCAAGTCGTTCTGGTAGCCGAGATTCCTCTTGATGAATTCGTCGGCCTGCCGGAAACCGGGGTCGCTGTAGAACGACGATGGATCGGTGAGCTGATTGGCGGTCGTCGGACTGACCCCTTGACCCACGAGCCCCCAGATATCCTTGTTGGTGATCGTGCCTTGCTGGATGCGGTAGAGGACGTCGGCCATCACCTCGGGCTTGTCCTTGAACAGATCGTCTTCCCACGTCGCCAGCAGCTTGATGTACTGCAACTGGTCGGAAGCGTTGAGATTGCTCGCCAGCACTTCGGCTATGGTCAACTGTTCTGCTTGCGGGTTGCCCAGATTCGCGAGTTTGGCGACAAAGGATTTTTTCGTTTGCTCCTGCTGGTATTCGACGGCGGACTGCGCCTTCTTCTGCTGGTCGGCCATCGCCGATTCTGCGAGATTCAGAAGCCGCGCCGCGTCTGCCCTCTGGTCGGCGGTGATTGCTTCGTCGGCCAGGATCTCGGCAAGCATTTGTGCCGCTTCGGCGGGATTGCCGCTTCGCACATCGGTAATCAGTCGCGTGGCCTGAGCCAGGGCCGAGTTGATCGGGAATGCTTCCTTCAGTTCCTCCCGCTTGCCCTCCGAAATCACTCCGGTCTCCACCATGTCGTCGAGCGATTCTTCAAAGAGAGCCCGGTTGCCGGACAGATAGGACTTCTCGACGTTGGCCTCGGCCGTGTCGGCGATGCTCTTCATCTGCCGGTTCAGTTGCACCTTGCGCAGAGTACCCAAGCCGCCAGCAATCTCGTTGACGAGGCTGTTGCGAAGCCGGGCCTGCGTTTCCAGGTCCGCCTTGGGCATGTCGGAGTAGCGGCGAAGGAGCTGTTCGGCCTGCTCGCGGAAGAAGCCCTCCTGTTCGTCGGGATCGGCCAGACGTTCCATGCCGTTCTCGGTGACCGTCAGGGATTGCGACCGGCTCAGGACGTCCTGTAAACCGAGCGAGAAGTCGACCTCTCGCTGGTTGGCCTCCACGGACTGCCGGGCGACCTTCAGTTGCCGGTTGAGGGTGTCGAGGTCGGCCCCCAACTGCCCGGCGACATCGGACCAGACACCGAGCGCCTGATCGTAGATCGGACCTTGGGGAAGAAGCCTTGCCGGTCCTGCCGGTCTGGTCGTCTCGGTATAGTCTGGTGCGATTGCCATTGTCTATCCCAGCAACATGCTTCCCGCGGAAATCCCCGCCCCCAAGGGCTGCAAGCCAGGTATCACACTGGCGACAGCCCCCACAATCTTTCCTATCCCTCCAAGTTTGGCACTTGACGCCGCCTTCTTCGCCCGACGGGCCGCTCGCAGATAGGCCAGTTGCTCGATGCGACCCTGTTGAATCACCCGCTCGACATTCTGCTGAATGCGGGCGGTCGTATCGGCCAGTACGAGAAGCGGGGAGCCCTCCAGGAGCGAACCGCTCTTGCCGAACGCGGCCGTCATGGTTCCGAGCACTTCCCGACCCTGCCGCTCGATGTCGATGCCCGTCTGGAAGCCCTGCTCCAGCACCTGGGCCGCCGCCTGCCGGTACTGGCGATACTGATCGCGGTAGCTGCCGGACGCCTTCAGCAGTTGGGCGCCCTGGAAGATTCCGCTGGCGAGCGTCAGGCCCTTCGAGATGGGACCGAGCCAATCAGTGAACATGCCCTTAGGCGACGTCGTCAGCGAAGCGTCGTTGAGCGACAGGTATGGGTCGCTGGGCGAATACGGCAATGGTCCGAACACGCTGGCCATCGCTACGTCTCCATCCCGAACAGGATTGTCGAAACCGTCATGGGCAACGGATCATCCGTCTCGATGTAGATGTCTCCTTCCTTCTGCCAGCCGCCGGGGCCGTCGAGGAACTTGTCCTCGGTCACCAGGGCGACGTCGGCGCCCGCCAGATCCCCGCGTTCGCGGTAGTTGATGTCTTTGGCGTCGTCCTCGCTGGTCCCCAGTCTTCCCCCGGCGCTCTTGTAGAGCCGCAGGCCGCAGTAGGTGATCTTCTTGTGCCGGGCCTGCACAGAGCCCTCTCGCGTATTCACCTGGGGACGCATGGGGGAGAGCTTGCTGGTGTAGGGCCTGCCGACGTGGATCGTGTTGTGGTAGTGGCGGTCCTTCGTTCCCACCGTGTAGACCCCGGACGAATTGACGTTCCCAGTGGCCGGCTGGCCGTCGAGGAGGATCGCAACGGCTTCGCCGGCCAACTGGGTCAATCCGGTGACGGAGTTCGTTACCCGCTCCACCTGGGCGCCGCTCGCGTAGGTGGTGAAACCCGAGCCGTCAATGTAGGCGGAGCCGTCAATGGTCTTGAGAATGAACGTATCGTCGGTCTTGTCCGAGACGGTGTAGACGTGGTCGTTCAGGTCGGTCATACCGACGGCGCCCGTGATCTTCACCTTGTAGCCGTTCGAGAAGCCGTGCCCGGCGGCTGTGACGGTCACCTTGCCGGTCCCGGCTTCCACATAGACCCCCGTAATAGTGATCGCCGCGCCGCCGTCCCAAGTCGTCCCCGCGTCGACAAAGAAGCAGTCTCGCTGACTTGTGCCCCAGTCAAAGGGCTTCATGCGTTCGATGGAGCGGACGGTAGAGCCGCCCACCGTGCGGGCGACGGAGATCCACAGTTCGTCGTAGTCGTCGTTGGGAATGACGGCGGCGCTTTCGACGATGCCATCTGTAGTGTGCCGATGCCATGCCAGGACCGGGTCGTGCTCCCCGTCTTCGTGGCAGCGGGTCAGGCCCCTTAGTTCGCCATCCTTGGTCCAGGCCCACAGAATCGGGATCGGCCGCTGCTGGAAGCACCATCCGGCGATGCCGGAGCCGCAGATGTGGTCGCGATAGCGCGTAAGGTCCAGGGGCGAGTAGACCTTCTTGTCGTCGCTATAGCTCATCTCGTAGACGCTCTTGGCGTCGCGGCCTGCGTAGACGAGGCGGCCGGAGATGCGAACCGGCTGAATCGCTGCCGACCCCATTCCGGACTGCGTCAGGAAGTTCGTGTTCGCCGGTGTCAGCGGGGAATCGGAAGTCGCACCGATCGCTTTGACAACGGACGCATCCGCCCCGACCAGCAGCGGCCACATGGACGCCATCCACATGATCGCGTTGCAGTCTTCGAGGCTGATTTCCCGCCAGAAGGCATCGTCGTCGTCGACCCTCGTGCCCCCGTAGAAGAGCCGGGCGTCCTCGCGGCGCAGGAAGGGCCGCCCAAGCCAGATGGTTTTCGGGTCGCGGTCGGTGTTGGCGGCGACGATACGGGATTCGTGAATGGTTCCGCACTTCGGGTATCCGTTCTTGGGGCTCCAGGCCCCCTCTTTCCATTGATGTGTCGCCTGGGTCGATCCAAAGTCGTTGAGAATGTCGATGACGGCGATCTTGGCCGTGATGATGTCGGTGATCCTCGCTATCCCGCTGTGTGAAGTGTTCTTGGCCTTGATCGTGCAGAGGCAGTTCGGCGGGTTGAGCCGCCAGTACCACTTGATGAGCAGATTGCCGTCGTACAGAACGTCCGGGTCTCCGATGAAGGCCCAGTCGATGTAGAAGCGGTACTGGACGTCGTCGTCGTCTTCCTGCCCGGCCTCGACGATGGTTACATCATTCGACGGGTCGATAGGCTTGTCCCAAGTCTTGACGGTTACCCAGTTGCTGCCGTCGCTGCATCGCTGGAGCTTGAGCTTGCCCCATCCGTGCCAGATGATCTTGATGTCGTATCGGCCCTTGATCGTGACGGCGCTGCCGGTCTCGTTCTGCGTGAAGGGCGGCTCGATGGTGTTGTCGAAGGACGTAACGAGTTCGATTTCATCGATATCGTGCGTCAGCTCGAACAGAGCCCCGATGTGCGCTTCCTCGAAGTAGTCCTGGTTGCAGGTCAGCGTCTTGTCGTCGCCGGAGGTAGCCGACGGTGTCATGGTCAGATCCGTGTCGGCATTCGCCTTGAGGAAGGGACCGTATTGCGAATCGAACGCCGTGAGCGTCCAGTCGGTGTCGCCGTCGCAGGTCAGTTCGTAGATGTCGTGGTCGGCGTGGAAGATCGCTGTGCCGCCCGGTGCAAAGACCAGCTCTGCCGCCTCCGCCGCCGTCCAGGGCGTCGTCAGGACGTAGGGACTCGCGCCGTCGAGAACGATATCGCCGTGCTTGAAGACCCGCATCTTGTACTGGCTGAACTCCAAAAGGTAGCGGTCGGTCTTGTGGATGAAAGAGACAACCTGAGAGGCGTAGCTATTGCTGTAGGCACCGTAGATGTGCTCGAAGCCCGGACGCCGGGTGGCCCCGCCGCTCGGTTCGGAAACGAAGTTCTCCTGTACGCGGGCCGCCCGGTAGTATTCCGGCAGGTCGATCCGTCCGTTCATCTTCTCGGACAGTTCGCCCGCGTCGAAAGTGTTGTGCAAAAGGTCCATCTATGTGTGTTGTCCCACGATGACGTTGCGTTCCACGTTTCCCTGTAGAGTGACTACGTTCCGCTCGATGACCACTCCGCTGAGCATGTTCGATCCCATTTTGTCGACGTTGTGAATCTTATATGCCACCCCCCACTGCACGGCCGCCTCGCCCGGATCGACGTTGCGGGCCTCCTCGTCGAATGTTCCGGAGATCGAGCTGCTCGGGCCGAAGACAGCGGTGTCGATGACCTCGGACGCTTCCGGAGCGTGGTACGTGCCGGCCGCGCCGTAGACGGTGTCGCTGTCGAGAACGCTGGTGACGGCGGGCAGGTCGATGTCGAAACTCAAGGTGAAGGCCCCGGCGTTCGTGATCGTGTCCCCGACCTGTGGAATGCTGGCCAGGGCGGTCTGTGCGCCGCCATCATGCCACGGTGAATCCGCGTTGTCGCTCGTGCGGGCGAAGTTCCCGGCTCGTTGCACAGCCCACGTCGCCATCAGAAGACCCCCGTCACATCTTTGCTGCCGCCCTCTTCTTCGACGTAGCCCTCCGTGGCTCCGAGAGCCTGCGCCAGCCGTTCGACGCGGAGTTGGAGCTTCTGCGTAATCATCAGGGCCTTTTTCGCGTCGGCCACGATGGTCATAGCGATCATCTCCGCCAGCAGAACGCTCTGGAGCAGTGCCATGCCGGGCAGGTACTTCTCTTCTCCGACGCGGAAGGTGTAGAGAGCCAGGGCGTCTTCGAGGTTCGTGTAGATCCAGTCGTCGTTGTAGGCTGTGCCTTCACGCGCCTCGTTCATTCGCGTCCAGGGGTATTCGTTCCCGCTGCTGTCGATGATCTTCCGGAGGATCAGGCAATCGGCCGGGCGCGTGTACTTGTAGGCCCACTGGCCGTTGAGGGTCGGATCGTCGTCGGAGACGGTCAGTTTGGCCACCTTGTTGCAGCACTCCCACTGCATGAAGGCGAGCATCTGCCGTTTCGATTCCTCGTAGAAGTCCAGGCAGGCGTGCTGGGCGTTGCCGGATGCCGCAGAGCGCGACATGCTGGTCAGTCGGCGGGCCTCGGTGATCTCCCCCAGATGCCCGATGGCCATGTTGCAGATTTCGACGGCCCCGGTCATATGGCTGGTGAGGTTCTCGTAGGTCGACGAAACGTCCTGCCCGTAGATCGAAGCGGTCACGTTGACATCGCTGTCGCCGGCGTTCGGGCTGGTCAGCAGGACGGCGACCTCGGCCCCCGCGTCGGCCATGAACTCTTCACTCTGCCAGAGGGCCTTCGTCGTGGTAGCCGCGAGAGTCACGGTAGCCGGGTAGGAATAGACGGCCACGTCGTCGACGGTGATCTCAACGGTGAAGTCGCCGCCCGTCCCGTCCAGGGGCTTGTCGTCGTCGCCTATCGCCAGCGAGACCCGGCACAGGACCGGGTCTTCGCTCGACTGCGTGTATTCGAGCACGGTCTGCTCGCTGCTCAGGTCGAAGGCGTCTGTCGCGGTAGCCAGTTGGGTCTGCATGGTTCACCTACAAGCCCGGCCCGAGCCGAAGCCCGAGCCGGGCGAAACGAACGGGTTACGGGGCGGAAGCCGTGCCGATAAGAGCACCCGTAGCGGCACTGCTTTCGTCCTCGCTGATGTAGTTCTGGAACAGGAACATATCGGGTGCTACAATCGAGTCAGCGAAGGCAGCCAGATTGCAGACGATATAGTTGTCGGCGATGATTCCGCTGGTCGTCGCCACCATCTCGATAGCAGGCTCCGTGTTCATGCCGGCATTGCCGCCAATCGTGCCGTTGAAGAGGATGTTGCCGCGAATCAACGCATGGTTGCTCGCGGTCGTCTCATTCTCGATGCACGCCTGGCTGTAGTCCCCGACGATGATGTTGTCGAGAATCTTGAAGTAGTCGGAGTCGAGCATGTGGATGGCGGTCTCTGCCGCTGCGGCACCCATGTTGAACTCACAATTGGCGATGGTGAGCCGGTCGCTGGCGGCGCCTTTGCTGTCGATGCACGCCAGTTTGAACTCATCCGTGCCCTCGGCGTTGCACCAGAACAGGCAGCCGGCAATCGTTACGCCGGTCGAACCGGCCTCGATCTCGATGGCCTCGTTCACGTCCGTGACGTTGGCGCAGAATTGCAGGTTGATGATCGTCACATTGTCGGCCCCGACAGCGAACGCCCCGGTCACGTCTCCGGTGTAATCAAACAGGGGCCGCAGTTTGTCGTTTCCGCAGCCGATGATGGTAACGCCGTCGATATCGACGTCCACTTCGTCGGCCGCCGCGCCCATCGCCTCTCTATGACCCTGGGCGACGAAAATCACGTCGCCGTTATCGGCCGTGCACAAATCTACAGCTTCGTTGAGCGTGTCCTTGGCCGTCGCCCAGGAAGTGCCATCGCCTTCGTAAGTCACGTTCGAATCAACGTAGAAGATGTTGCCGGTCCCAAGCTGGCCGCCGCCGACCATCCCTTCGACCCATTTGGCCCAGTTGTGCAGATCGCCGTCCTGGCGCAAGAGGTTCGTGTTATTCCATCGGAAGTCCGATACGCGCGTCGTAGCCAGCAGGGGCGCCGTCGCGAGCATCAGGACCGCCACAATGAAGAATATGCGTTTCATGGAAGTCTCCTTTTCGTTTCCATCCGTCAGGCAGCAGGCGGGAGGCTACGAGGCCCCCCGCCTCATTTCTGCATGAACGGCTGCCTATCATCAGATGTTGCTCGAGTTGACCTGGACCGTCGGGATCGGCGGTTGTGCGCTGGCCAGCACGTAGGCGTCGAAACACCAGCCGGTGCAATCGCCGGTGCAGGAATAGACGATACCGAAATACCTGGTAACGTCTGCGACCTGCAAGCTCGCCAGACAGGACATCACCGGCACGACCAACAGGTAGTGACCGGGGTCGCGCGGATTGGCGGAAGCGTCGGCCAGTGCCAGCGTACGACCGCTCAACAGTGCGGTTCCACTGGCCAGAGAGGTCGTGGTGTGCTGGTAGACGATGACCTGAACGGACGTTCCGGCCCCGACCGTATTGACGGTGACAACGATCCAGAGCGGCACGGCCGTGTTCACCCATTCGTCGTACTCGCTCGTGGTCCAGTCCACGATGTTCGTCGCTACGGCCGTGGTGCCGTTGACGCCAACCTGTGCGTCACTGAATTCCCAGTATTTCTCGAATATCATGGTGTTCTCCTTGGGCCATTCGGCCCTGCAGAAGGATCGTCGGGTTAGGCGACGGTCGTCTCGGACAGCAGGATCGCGTCGCACTGGCGAAGCGGCATATCGAGCACGAATGCCACGGGCTTGCCGAAGGGCATCTCGGGCGGGTAGTAGACGTTGCCGGAACTCTTCGCCTCGATCTGGATCTGGGTCTTGATCTGCAACGGCGCGTAGATGTAGACCGTGCCGGAGGTCTTGAACCAGTTGCGGGCCTCGATCAGGACGTCGATGTCGATGCGGTTGGCGTGCGTGCGCGTCTTGTGGATGTTGGCGATGCGCTTGACGCGCCGGTTGTCCTGGATGCAGATGCCGGCGTCCCACTCGAAGTTCGTCACGTAGAACTCGGCGAGCGCCTTGGTGGATTCGACGCTGCCGGTGGCGTCCGTCTCGGTGCTGAGCATGTGGACGCCCTTGGGAATGCGGCGCACGCCGCCGGCGGAACCCTTCGGGTAGATCATGCAGCAGTCCTGCATGTCCCACTGGATGAGCCAGAGGCTGGTCATGTTGCCGCTGTCGGAGCCCCCGTTGTTGAACACGCTGCCTTCGGCGAGCGAGCCCATGCGGATATCGAGGCCGTCGAACTCTTCGGGGGCGGTGCCGGAATCACCATAGATCATGGTGTTCTGCATTTCCTGCATCATCCCTTCGAGGTAGGTCTGCTCCTTCCTCTCCATGTAGGCGGCCGGCTGGGCCTGTTTGTCCACGATCTCCTTGTTGCCGCGGTACTGGTTGCGGAGCATACCGATCGCTTCGGTCCCCTGTTGGACGTGGCCGACCGTGGCGGTCAGACCTTCGCCGAGCTTGTGCCAGTAGGGGACGGGCAGGCTGGTGACGCGGGAGACCTGGTCCGAGTCGATCCCGTTGGCTTCGCGCACGGGCGCATCGGCCAGCATGTCGTTGACTTCGGTCAGGGCGTTGATTTGGCGAAGCAGCGTCTGCTTGTCGGCGGCGTATTCCGCCATGATCGACGCGTAATTGACTGCACTTATGGTATTGGCTGCCATGTGACAGTCTCCTTAGAAACATGATGTCACGAACGTTTCGTGGGGAGTCTGTCACGGTGACAGGCCCACTGCCTTGACGCCGGGTTGCGCCCGGCACTTTGCCGGGAGAGCACTCAGGCCCCTAAGCACAGGGGGAATCCGAGATCGGATGAATCAAAGAGCGGCCGGCTCCCTACTGCGGGCGCCGGGTTTCCCATTCGCCTTTTTCGTACGAGTATCCACGATTCTCGAACCATCGCCGGTAGGGCGAATTGGCGGGCTCGTTTTTGTGCAGTTCGGGGCAGCTTGGTTGAGGGGGCTTCTGTTCCTCGACCTTGTCGCCATGCCGGCCGTCTCCGGTCGCCATCCTGCCGTCCTTTGTCAGCTCGCCGATGGTCAGTAGCGTCTGCACGACGGCCGGATCGGCGGCGATGATCTCCTTGAACTTCTCGTCGGTGAGCTTGTCGAACTCGACTCCGGCGGCCAGGGCGATCCCGTCCTTGATCCACTGGGGGCAGAACTTCCCACGGAAGGCCCGTCGGCACAGTTCGATCTTCGTGTCGGCCTCGGTTCCGAGCATGTCCTTGACGCGCTGGCGGGAAGCGTCGAGTTGCTTCTGTGCATCATCCTGCTCTTTGGCCTTGGCGGCCTCGGCGGCCTTGGCCTGTTGTTCCTGGGCCGCCTTGGCGTCGGCGTCGAGCACGTCCTTGAAGTGCTCTTTGACAAAGGTTCTCCTGGCCTCGGGGTCCGTCGGGAGCTTGACGCGGGTGTGAAACTCCCGCTGGGTATCGGCGCCGCGCTTGAAGGCGCCCACGATATCCTTGACACCCTTGGCGTACTCGCGGACCTCTTCAGGCAGGTTGGTCTCGAATCCGGGTTTGAACGTTCCATCCTCATTGATCCAGTCCATTACTGCTCACCCCCCTTCGGCTGTTTCTTCTCGGCATCCGGTGAGGGCTGAGGCTCGGCGGCCTTCTTCTCCGCCAGAAGCTCGTTGTACCTCTGGGTGATGTAGCGGACGGACTCGAAGACGCTCGTGCGGATGGCCTTCTCCATTTCGTCTGTCGCCGTCCAGTCCTTGCGGACCTCGATGGTGGTCTTACACTCGATCGCGTCGGGGATGCCCGCGATCTTGGCCCTGGCATAGAGCATCCCGGTGACCTTCTCGACCTCGCCCTTGCCGCCGGTCTTCTGGATGTCCTCGGCCGGCAGGAGATGGACGTGAAACTCCTTGACGTACTGCAAGGTCAAGATCGGTACCTTTTCGCTGCGCCGCTTGGCCAGGTGCTCCAGCATGTCTCTACGTTTCGCCATTTTCTGAATCCTCGATATCGGGTAACGGTAGCTCGGCCATCTTGTCGATCAAGGGGCCGAAGTTTTCCTGTATCAGAACGCCGCAGTCCTTCAGGAGTAGAAGGGCTTCGATCAGAAGGCGCAGGCTGGGCTCGGGTGCTTCGAGCAGGTCTTTCCAGTCCTGCATCGTGCCGAACAGCCCGCAGCTCACGAGCATGTCGCGCAGGGCCTCCCTGCCGTCCCGGCTGCTGAGGTAGACCCGGCGGTTCCGTTCGATCACCTGTCGTTGTGCGTAGCTGACGCTCATTTGTGCTTTTTCGCTCGGTATCCACTGTAGGCGCGTTCGGCGCTGGCCTTGCTGCGGTACATGGCCTTACCCTTACCGATGCGCCACTTGCCGTTCGATCCTTTTGTCACGGGCATGTCAGCGACTCCTTCATGCCACGGCCCTCGCCAGTAAGCTGTTCTGTCCGGGTTCCTTGCCGAGTTGCCCGGACGCGACGGCCAGCTCGCGGGCGGTCTGCGCCTCCTGAAGCGCGGCGGCGCGCTGCTCGCGGGCGGCGATGATCGCCATTCTCGTTTCGTCGTCGTTCATCAGAGCCTGGGGGAAGCCAACGTGATCCAGGATGTACTCGCCCAAGTCCGGCAGGCGAATCGCGGCGTAGAGTTTGGCGGCTTCGTCGGGCCCGATATGCCGGCCCAGAATCTCGCCCAGTCGCCCCATCAATTCGAGGCCCTGGCTCAGTCCGCCCAGTGCCGTCGATTGGATCTGAATCGTGGACAGCGGGCCGATGAAGACGGGAACGACGATGTCCTTGCCGCGCATCTCCTGAAGCTCGTTCGGGGCCGGCGGCATGCGTCCGGCCCGGGCGGCGATGTAGGCGACGTTGTCGTAGGTCGGCCGCACACCCTGCCGCCAGAAGTTATTGAACTGCCCGGTCAGAAGGCGGGCCTGATCGGCGCGGGCCTCGATAATCTCGGTCGCCTGAACGCGCTCCTTCTTCTGCTGGAACATCGGCATCAGGTTCCAGACTTGCCAGCCGTACCGGCGCCGGATGAGATCGTGAATCTTCTCTTCGCGGTCGACGGCGACGGGGTATTCGCCGGTCACCGGAATGACGCTGGCGACGCGTTTCTCGCTGCCGTAGCTGTTCCTGGCGCCGGGCAGGTACTTGAAGCTCGTGCGCTTCTCGTCCGGGATATTGAGCATGGGGCGGGCGGCGAAGTTGCCCATGTCCATCAGGTTGTAGGCGTGCTTCTGGGCGGCGTCGATGATGCTCAGGACGTCCATCGCCGGGGAGAAGCCGTAGATTTCGTCGCTGTTGCGGCGGAAACGCCAGACGGTGGGCGGGAAGTAGTCGAATCCCTCGACGCGCGTCAGCCGGTAGCCGGGTCCTCCGGCGTCGAGCTGGGACTGGGGATTTACGCCGCTTCCGGCGTTCAGGGCGTAGAGGATGGTCACGCAGGCGTACTTCTTGCGGCCCACGGTCACGTTGCGATCAAAGATGGCCGAGTCGTCCGCCGGGCAGATGCAGTGCAGGAAGTCGCACTCCCAGAGCGAACTCTTGGGGTCCTGCGCCCATTGGCGAACGATGGGGTGCAGGGTATCGCCGGCCTTGTCGAACTTCTCGACGGCCTTACGAGCGGTCAACGTGACGATCTCATGGTAGATGTCGACGTCGCCTTCGCTGTTCTCCGCGACCCAGTAGCAGCCGGGGTGCGGTACGCGATGGACGCACTTGCTCAAGTCCTTCGATTCCTCGGTGAGCGTAACGGCGGTCCCCCCGCTGGCGGCGTCCTGAAGCTGCTCGGGCATGCAGTCGTAGAAGTTGGACTGGCGGAACTCCCAGTCCATCTGCTCGGTGAACTCGTCGAGCCATCGCTGGACGGCGTCGATATTGCGGAAGCGGCGGTCGCTGATCGCGGCGCGGTGCCAGTTAAGGTTTTCCGAGACGCCCCATCCGAGCATTCCGGCGACCCACGTATAGAAGGCGTCCTGGGCGACGCCGTCGTACATCTTGGTCTTGCGGGCCGCCCCCCGCACGGACCCTCGGGCCAGATCGTACCGCCTGGGATTGACGTAGTTGAACGCGGTCTGCATGGCGTCTTCGAAGCCGCTGCGGACCTGCTCCATCCTCATCTGCCGCTGCAACAGGTTGGTGACGATCTGGTCGTTCATCTCGAATCTCAAAATGCGGGGCGCGCATAGAAAAAGGGCCAACGCGAGTATGCGGCCCCGCATTGGCCCTTGATCTATCGTCTTGGGTATCCCGCCTCAGGCGCCCCCTCGGCCGGACCCCGCTATGCAGTTGTCAGAGTTCGCTCGCGTCAATCGTGTCGATCTCGCCCTCGTTCGCCAGATCCGTCAGGCTCTTGGGCTTGGCGGGCTGGGCCTGCTCGATGGCGACGTTCTTCTCGATCATCCATTTGGCGAAGCGGAAGACATCCTCGCGTTCGGCGGTTTCAAGCAACAGGGCATCGCCGCCGAACTTGATGAACTTGGGGACCTTCATCTGGAGGCGTTCGTCCCACTCCGGCGGCATAAAGGGGTTGAAGACCATCGCCGTCTCCAGTCGCGGCGGCTCCAGCAGCCTTCCGATTCGTGGCAGTCCCCACTCGTGCAGCCGGTTGCCCAGGGCCTCGGCCTTGATCGGGTTGTCGGTCATCAGGTAGACGCGGACGTCCCGGTTGCCCTTGCCGTGCGGGAAGACGCAGCCGGTGTACCACGGGCGCATTTGTGCAGCTATGGCGGTCTGGCTGGACTGGAGAATTCCGATCATTGCGGCTCCTTCGGTTCCTCGGCTTTCTTCTTGGGCTTGGCCGGGGGCTCTTCGAGGCCCTTGATCTTCATATCGAGTCCCGTCAGCAGTTCCACGACGGCGCCGTTGTCGAGGATCAGCGGGTAGCCGACCAGGGGCGGCTCGCCAAGGTCGCCCCGCTCCACCTGTTCGAGCGTGACGAGGTGGCCGCGCGTGACGCCGCGAAGCACGCGGCTCTGTGCATCTTCCTCATTCGCGACCACCACGATGCTGCGAGTGCTCTGGGCATCGTGGACGACGGCGCGGCTGTGGCCCTTGCCTTTCTGCTCTGTGAAGTACCTGACGATGTTGGCGGCGATGGTGCGATAGTTCATGATCGACTCCTTTCGTCGAATGTGTTTCGCCCTGTTTTCATCGACTACGCCACCCAGACTACGCAGCTTGACATAGCCATGTCAAGAAAAATGTTCCGAGATTCTCCGGGATTTTCCTTGACGTTCCGGGCAGGGGGTGTAGGATGCGGCCATGCACGCTTCAATCGGAATATCCAATACTCAAGTATCAAAGCCCGGCGCACGGCCCCTCTTTTCCGGTTGCGGCGTGCAAACGTGCGCCGGGTCTTTTCTATGGAGCATCAGATATGGCAAGAAAACGAAGCAACCCAGAGGCAGAAGGGCGCGGTCGCGAACTGGTAATCGCTGCGCCGAACCTGAAGGTGGCACAGTTCACGATTCGCGGGACTGCCCCGCTGGTCCTGAACGCCTTCAGTGAGAAGGCCCGGAACATGATGAAGACCAAGCAGGAGGCCGGCAGCACCGCGAAGAAGGGCAGGCAGCGAGAAGCCAAGGACTTCCAGGCGTGTTTTGAGGGGGCCAAGCACGTCTCCGACGACGGGTGGCTCGGCTTCGCCGCTTCCGGCATTCGGGCGGCGATGGTGTCGGCCTGCCGGATCGTCGGGTTCAAAATGACCTTGGCAAAACTCTCGCTGTTCGTCCTGGCCGATGGATACGACCGGGTGGATGGGACCGCGCTGGTTCGCATCACTAAGGGGACGCCCATCTACGTAGAGCATCCCACCAGGAACGAGACCGGCGTCTGCGACATCCGCCCCCGCCCGATGTGGAAACAAGGTTGGGAAGCCATCCTGAGAATCCAGTTCGACGCCGATCAGTTCAAGTTGGAGGATGTAGCCAACTTGCTGATGCGGGTCGGCACACAGGTCGGGATCGGCGAAGGCCGGGCCGACAGCAAGAAATCCTGTGGAATGGGCTGGGGATTCTTCGAGATCGCCTCCCGCAAGCAAGTGGAGTAATGGCTATGGCACAGAAGGCAAAGGACGCCATTCAGAAGGAACTGGACACCATCCGCCGCAGGCACGGCGGGCTCCTGCGGCCCCGGGACGTGGTGGCTTTCGCCCGCGATCCCAACACCGCTCTGCACGGCCGTTTCGAGTGGGACGATAGCAAGGCCGCCCAGGATTACCGCCTCTGGCAGGCGCGGGAGATCATCCAGGTCTTCGTGACCGTCGTCAAGTCTGGCTCCCCTGCCATCCGCACGTTCGTCAGTCTCCGAACGGACCGCAGCGTAGAAGGCGGCGGATACCGCGCCACGGTGGACGTGATGAGCGACCGGCAGATGCGAAAGCAACTGCTCTCGGAAGCCCTCGACGAGGCGGAACGCTGGCAGGCCAAATACGCCGCCCTGCGCGAGCTGGCCCCGGTCTTCCGCGAACTGGCCCGCATTCAAGTCAAACAGGCGAAGGCCGTAGCATGACACGGCAGGC